CTACGAGTGTCTTGGGCGATAGCGTTAGCGTCACGCTCGATTTGGAAGAGAAGACCTTTGAACTTCTCAACCGACCAGCGACCGTTGGAGTCAACGTCGAGGTCGAAGATGCCAGCGTTAGCAACGTTGTTCTGAGCACCAGGCTTAGCAACGCTGTAAACACGACGGACAACTTCACGGTTGATCTCAGCGAGAACTTCGCTAGAAAGGATGTTAGCGAGTTCTTGCTCAGCGTCAAGACCATGGATTGCCTTGAGGTCTTGAGCGAGTTCTAGAGTGTACTCAGCTTTGAGAGCTCTGGACTTAGCGGTCACAGAGGTCTTCTCGATGCTGAATGACATCTCACGGAACAGTTTGCCAGCATCGCCAGCTTGCTCAAGATTCTCTCTGCTAAAACCAGTTACGGCTTCGTAAGTACCACCGTCGTTAAGAAGACCAGGGTTGGTTCCTACGAGTGGGTTGGTAGGATCAGCAGCAGCGGCAGCAGATCTAGCAGGATTATAAGCACCAGCAGAAGCGTCAAGACCAGCGGTGTACTGAGAATCAGGCTCGTTGAAGAGTGCCTCTTCGCCGCCTTGGTTCTCATAACGTGATCTCATAGCGAAGATGAGACCTGAAGGACCTGACATAGGCTGAACGCCACAAACGTCATATGCCATTAGGTTAGGCATAGCACGACGGACGAGGCTGATTAGAACGGGGTCGAAACCAGCAAGACCAGCGGTGTTGTTTGAAGCAAGGGCTGAGCCAGGAGGGGTTACGGTGCTAGCGCCTAGTGAGTTAACGGCGACCTCATTGATCATGCCGCGCTCTTCACGAAGAGCTCTTTCTTGGTTTTCCAGGAGTACAGAGGTCACTGCTCTCTTGTAGCGATCCTGGATTTCAGGAGCTTCGCCATGGTTAAGAACAGGGGACCACTTTTCCTGGAGATGTTGTGCGTTTAACATTACGTTCTCCGAGTTTTTGTTAGGAAATGTGGATATGAATTATTTAGGTTATCACTGATTCCAGCGGTTCATTGCCTGGAGGTATGCTGCCATTGCTGGTGATACTTCCTCGGTTTCCACTGGAGTTTCGTCAGCAACTACCTTAGGAGCACCTTCCTTAGGGAAGTATGACTCTTTGATAGTGGTGAGTTTCTTCGAGAATTCCTCCTCGGAAGTAAACTCAACTCCCTCAGCAAGGGATGCTAGTTTGTCTTTTTGTGTATCTACTAGACCTTCGGAAATTTCTTTCACGATGATTTCCTTAGCAGATTCGTTGAGACGATTTTGAAGTTCAATATTAGCCTTAACCTGTTCGTTGAGGCGTTCTTCCATCTTACAAAGATCTTCAGTCATGCCTTCGAGAACGTCTACTTTCTCGTCGGGGATTGAGATATAGTGTGATTCAAAGAGATTCTTCAGACCGCTAATGAAGTCCTCAGTGATCTCATTTCTGATTCCACGGTCAACAGCGACTTGGTTTTCCTCAAGCCACTTGGTGACAGCGTAGTTGACGGTGCCGTTAACTTCCTCAGCAAGTTCTTTCTTAACAGCTTCGACTTGCTCAGTGAGTTGTGCTTGGAACTGTTCCTCAAGCTTTGTCCACTCTTCAGAAAGTTTTGACTTAACAGCAGCTTCAAAAATTGTTTTTGCTTTAGTAGCAAATTCTTCAGATAGTTCGGTGCCCTCAGTAAGAGCAGCGACATCAGCAGATACGTCGAGATCCTCAAACTTAGGTTTGATAGGATATGTTACGTGACCACCTTCCTTGGTTCCGTAGGCAATTTCAGCACCAAACTTTGGAGCAGTGCCATTAGGAAGATCGGTGTTCGAACCGCCACGATTTGGTTCGCCAGAGATACCACCCGAAATAGGAGCAGCAGCCTTAGCACCAGGATTCTCATCGCCATCCTCATCATGCTCATGAGGAGTGGTGGTTACACTGTTAACTTCTTGGGGTGCCTTTTGACCGATAGCGATACCAGGCTGAAGTGGGGCAGCGTGTCCTGTAGCACTTTCGCCACTGGAAGCTTTAGCATTTACGGCAGTATTTGACTGTCCTGAGGCAGCAGCATCACCAGGGAGAACAGCGGCGGTTACTGTTGGCATTGGATCTCCAGCCTCAGCAAGAACAGCGGCGTGCTCACTGGCAAACTCCTCAAACTTTTCGTTAAGCATATCTGACATTTGAGTTTTCCCTCGTAAGTATCTAAATGATTATTCTAAGATTATTTATGAATTCAAAGATTTGAAAGGAACTGGTCAAATGCTTTGAGCATCTTCTCTTCGAGTTCTACTCTGGAAGAGTTATCAATTTCCTTTTTCATCTCTTGGATTTGTCTTTCACGGAGTAATCCGCCTTCCCAAACCCATTCCTTACCTTCCATAATTCCGTTGACGAAAGCGTCAGGAGCGGAAGGATCTGCTACAATATCAGCAGCAGTGGCGAGCATGAAGTCATCACTAACATACTTCACGCCATTTTCTTCTTTGAGAGAACCCATTCCTCTAGAAGAAACACCAAGTTTTACACCTTCACCGAGGAGGCTCTTGGCAATTTTACCCATGGGAGTATCAAGAATTCTTGCCTTGCCCATAAAGTTGTTGCCCTCTGCCTTTAGTGATGTGATCTTGTGAGACACTCGATCAAGATTGACAGTAGGACCATCGGGGTGACCTAGTTCTCCTAGGGCACGACCCGCTTTGACATACTCTTCAGAATATCTTTCAACTTCTTTATTGAGAACATCGAAAGGATAGATTCTTCCATTGCGGTTTTTAATTTCCGACTGGAGGAATACACCTTCGATATAGAGGTGCTTCTCACCATCTTTCTCCTCTGTGAGGATACGGATGTCTTCGATGCTTTCAGTAATTAGTTTCATTGTTCTTCTGGAATATCTCCTGTTGGTTCATCAAAGAACGTATTAGCTACGGTCTTTTTATATGTATCAATTGTTTCTGATGCTTTAGCAAAAAGAATGTCCTCAATAGCATCGAGGGCATCTGCTCGTTTCTTGTCAGCGATTAAGTTAACAACATTGAGCACTTCAGAATCTAATGGTTGATCAGACATAACATAAAAACGGGTTATTAGTTATTTATTAGAATTAGAACTTGGTGCTTTTGGCATTCTCTTTGCTTTGTCTACTTCACGATCTACGCTAGCATCGGCTGATTGTGCTTCTCTTTCGGCAGAATCTTGTGCTTGAATCTCGCCAATTTCTGGAGCAAGAGCACTATTCTGTTGAGACATAGTATCAAGCATGTTTGTTTGAGCAGGATCAATAGCAAGACCAGACTCGATCTCGCCCTTCATTTGCTTATCAATTTCCTTAAATTCTTTCTCAGTTTGCATCAATACCTGACGACGAATATAATCAACGGAGAAATACTTACCAACAAAAGGATCCATTTGTGTCACTAGAGAAATTCTCTGTAACATCATTTCCTGTTCTTTTAGTTCGTTGAAGTGATTATCGAACAGGAAGTCATATTGAATATGCTCTTCCATCTCATCCCAATCTTCTGGAGCAATTACTCCTTTGAGGATAAGTTGGGTCTTGAGAATATCGTGGAAGAGTTCGCTAAATCTCTTACGAAGTCTTCCGATGAACTTGGTAAACTTGAGTTCGTCACGGAGGACTTCAGTTGTTTTACCGAGGTTAAATCCTTTGTTATCGTCGGTAAGACGAGAAGGAGGAAGATTGAGAGAGTTGTAAAGCTTCTTCTTGAAATACTCAACGTCCTTAAGTTCGCCAAGGTTCTGTCCGCCAGGTAGTGTGGTAATTTCAGTTCCACGACCACCCTCTCTACGAGGTAACCAGAAATCCTCTAGCATACTCATATGCTTTTTGTCGTCACGAATCTCTCCAGTGCTGGCATCGTAAACTAGTTTGTTACGATAACGTGCCATCACGTCGCGGAGATATTGTTCTGCTTTTACCTTGGGTAGATTACCTACATCAATGTAGAAAATTCTACGTTCAGGAGCACGTGACAATCTGTAAATAACAAGTGAGTCCTCAATCATACGAAGTTGATTAAGTGACTTGATTGCTTTGTGTAGGAAACTTAAAGGTTGTTTTTTATTCAGATCCATTAGACCTGAGTTACACTTGGCGATAGAATCTGCTGCCATTTTAATACCGTTGGCAGAAGCAAAATCGTAAGTGGCATTTACGGTCATGGCATTAGCATAACCTTTGGGATTGTAGATATAATAATCAATATAATCTCCCCAATCATACTCAAGAGCAGTTCCCTTTGCTCCTTGAGATGTTGCCTCTGGACTCTTGATCTTCTGTCTTACTTTACGTAACTTGAGAGGATCAATATAACGAAGTTCTAGAATACCTCGCTTGGGTTTATCCAAGTCGATAACTTTGTGATAATATGTACGACCATCGATGTACCAAGTCCTGATGATTTGGTGAGCATTCTTGTCGAAGTTTAAAAGTTTTTTGATGTAATCAAATTCGTCACGAATTTTTTTCTTCACACCAGCACTAACATCGAGATTAGATAACTCAATTTCAACTGGAGAATCGTTAGCGTCACTAACTACAAACTCATTGACAATTTCGTCAATAGCAGAGTCACACTCTGGATGAAGCGCCATATCTCTATAACGCTTGATCAG